TTTTGAAGAATAAAAACAAAAAAAGAATAAATAGAACTGACAATCATGGCCGTACAGCTGCTTTTGGATTCCACATTAACTGGATCTATTGCACAAGGATTGGAGGAATATTTGGTGATCCCGGAGAAGAAGGATGTCAAACTTATGTACTCTCATCCAGAAATACAAGAATTAAGACTGGAACCACATACAAAAGTATTGTATGATCTGAATATAAATTCTATAAGATTGCCAGCCAGGATCAATAATCCCCTCATCCCATATAGTGAAGATGTGAAGAAATACATTTTATCACATGATGAATTAGATGCTAAAAAAATACATGACCATCATCACAGCAATCTTAAAATCTTACAGGAGACGTTTGATCTTTTGCCTCTGGAGGATGGAATCAGAGCTAAGGAACAAACATTTGATATAAATGTATTAAAAAAGATGTCATTTGGGAAATATTCTATGAGAACTGACTTGATTAATGTGTCAGCTCTGGAGTTTGCTAAGAGAGCTACACAACACGAATTAGGTATAACTGCCTTGACGGACATCCCATTCCAGCCCACCAATGTTAAATCATCAGATTCTTTGTCTTTCCTAATTACGATTCATAGAATGAGGGCTTTATTAGGGAGATTAAATGAATCATCATATAAAGATTATAATAATCCAGTTATGAATACTGAAGAAGCAACATTACATCTATATAAGAATTACACTTATTCATATAGTGCCAGATGTTCTACCTATGAATATTGTATAATTGTGTCAGGAGGACATTTTAAAATATATCATTCGGACACTGACAAATGGTTTTGTGGAACATTGACATACTTAGATTATATGTTTAGTGTGTCAGATATAATGAATAATCTAGATATAATAATGAATTGTAAAGAATATGAATGGGCCCATGAATTTTTTAATCTAATGAAGAAATTTAGTTCAACAGATTGCGAGCACAATAATGCTATGAATTTTATGAAGAGCATGGAAGGTTTTCTATTAAATATGTCAGATTATGATGAAGATTTTGCCATGAATTGGGGGCCAATACTAGATGCATCTTATGAACTATATAAATTGGACAAAGTTATAACAGGTTTAGATTATGATTTTAAGTTGGTAATGATGGAACTTCATGACCCAAATATATATTGTAATAAAGATTCAATATTACAATCAATTATAGGCTTATGCAAGAAATTAACAAGGACACAGATGCAAGAATTATCATCCCTACATAAACTAATATTTTATGCTGAGGTTAATGATGAAGCCGGAGTAATTAAATTTTTGAAAAGAGTACATACCCCTAGGAAAATTGATATAGAATCAGTAAAGGGGATAACTAGATTAGCTAAACAACTATTTATTATATCATACCATAAGAAGCATAAAACGCCTCCTAATTGTTTAGGGAATACAAAAAAGATAAAGTTGCTGGAGATTAAGTTGAATAGAAGAGAATACAATCAAATATCAAGTCTTCCCCTATCATGGTGGGATGATATAGAAATATTTAACTGTATGGATAATAAGTTAACTAATGATGCATTGGAATTTGCTAAAGATAAGGGTGCATTGAAAAAGGAGGTAAGATTTGGCCCTGGTGATAGCAGGAAAGAATTACTTCAAGTAATTGAGCAAGAAAATTATATTTTGAAGGATTTTTTCGGACAAGGACATTTTGTACCTAAGGAACCGAAAATTTACCTGACTAACCATGCAAGAGATCCTTTCCCAACACAGCACCCGGTAAGACTAATAGAAAAAGAGAGGGAACAAAAAGAAGAGGCTCGATTATTTGCTAATGGGGAGCTGTCAGATAAGCATGCATTGAGCTTAGTTACCACCCGTATGAAGAAAGCTTTGGGGTATTTCGATGAACAATTGATGACACCTTCAGATAAAAAGAGGAAAGAAATAATACATTTAGCTGCTCAGAAGTTGAGACAAGAGGAAATGTACTCATTGTTATTAGATATAGAGGGTCATAATCAATCCATGCAGAGCACAAATACATCAGAATTAGCAGAATTTTGTGGATTACTATTTGGTGAGAGGGGATGGGGAAATCTTCCTGACTATTTCTCATTAATTGATATATTTCATTATAATGAGTATACTGATAGGGTCATCTTGAGTCAAGGCCAATTGGGGGGTGTAGAAGGTTGGTTAAATCCACTTTGGACTTTACATACCACACTTATGATGAAATTATTAAGGCACATGACAGACATAGAGATAACAGATATTATGGTATATTCAGATGATGTCAATGCAATCATAGAAATAAAGCAAGCGACAGAAGAAACAATTAGAGCTCTATTCAATAAAGTTGTTAATCACTGTCTAAAATTTGGTATGGTTATTAAACTAAGTCAGACAAATCTGTCTAAACATAGGGTAACAATGCTTCGTCAACACTACTCAGATGGTATTAGAGCAGACTCTACCCTAAAGAAATTAATATCGACAAGTGGAGCAAATAATCCGATGTTAGTTAGTGAGGAGATAGAAGTGGCTGGGATATGTTCTTCTATAGCATCTGCACTTGAATTAAGTAATCATAATGAAACATGTTGTTATCTAAAAAATTATAAAATAGGATTATTGACTGCAAGACTTCCCCACATAATATTATCTCAAGATAGAGAAAATAGTTATATATCCAGCGTAAATTTACCGAAAAATTTAGCAAATTTATTATATAGCATTAAGGATGATACATCATTTTTAATCGGGGATAGATTAGATAGTACGATACAAAGTGTTATAAATGACATCTCGAGATATTTAGGAATATTTCCAAAAGACATTGATAATAGGTCGACAAGGGACTTACTAAAGATAACCATTGGAGAAAATCAAAGTAGTTATAAGTTCATTGATAGTGCTGACAGACTACTGTATCTACAGATCAATGATAAATTCCTCCAGGATTTACTTTTTTTCTGGATTTATCTGCCTACAACCATAGGTGGATTGGGAGGAATATTCCATATAAATCTTATATTATCAGGTCATAGTAGTGGTTTTTCCAAGTCAATCCATTATCTTCATCAATGGATTAAGAATTTTTCCAGTGATCCTACATTTTTCTTAGGATACCTTGAGCTAGCTCTTGGTGTAGATCCAACCAAAGAAAGGAATTTCTTGGAAACTCGAATTCTGACAACTTCCTGGCCGTCTGATTCCACTATAACTACAGCTACTACAAGTATATCCCAATCGATAGAAAGTATGGTAAAATATAGAACAAGGAACAAGAGTGTCAAACTCTTAATGACACTCAAGGATAATAAGCAATACCTATCTGCAGATCTAGTGAATATATTCAGAGATAACATGCATCCGCGAGTTGCACAATTTTATATGGAGAATACATCAGGACATTTCTTGGACCTCCTAATAAATAAAATTGAGACCAGTTCCGGGTTATTATCATTTATAAAGAATTTGTGTAGATTAAGGAATTCCTTACAGAGAAGAATGATGGATAATATACTACTACTGTCACGATTATCCAAGGGAACATATGGGAAAATAGATAATGACACAGACACTGTGATGTATCTTCTAATGCGAAGAAAAGATATGTTTAATAAGATAAATTTTATAGAGGTAGATGAAATCCTATATGACAACAGAATGGAGATTGTAACTGGATATCCACATATGCTTACAGTAAGAAAATGTACTCCAATGCATTATGATAGAGGTATCCGCGTATTTGATACACCAGATGTGGGGAATGAAGCTAGATATAAAGGAGAATTTATGGATGACGATAGGATGGTGGGGAATAAAGAAGAATTTTTAGCAGCCAAATTAGTAGCAGTCACTAAATGGTTTTTATCCAAATCAGGGATAATCGGGAGGGATACAGTAAATATTGGATCAATGGATTGTGTAAAAGCATGTAACCTGTCACTATCAACACTGACTGGACAGACATTCTTTGATCTACAGAAATACAGTCCAAATGAGACTGGAGGAGAAATATTGCACAGGATTCCAAACATAAGATTCAGTACCATAACTTATATAAGGTCAGAACAAAATAAATCATTAACTTATTCAGCGGAATTAAATCAACGAGCTATCAATGATCTTAGCCTGTCGGATAGTAATATAAATTTTGACTATATGAGACTTCGATTTCTTTTAGCATCGATTATCAAGGACTCATATCCATGTCTCCAATCATTCATAACTAGATATAAATTGACGAAATTAAGTGGAATTTCGGATGTTCAATTCGTGACTCCAAAACCCTGTAAATTCTCGGTAATTAGAGATTATCTTTGTTATGGAAATCTTCGGGGCCATTCTTTTTCTGCCCTGAGATTCCGCTACATGGTAAATTCCTACCTGACAGTTGGAGAAGTGAAGGATATATCTCTCATACCTACACTGGAAGAAAATGAATCATCAGCTTACATTGAAGCAGACATGATTGAAGATCTAATATACCACTATGTTAGGGAGTTGGATAAAGAATATATGTCAATTATCCCTACTTATATTGACATAAGATTATGGTATCCACTGATGGACAAACTGAAGAAGTTAGCACCGAAGCTAGAATCACTATCCAATAATGAATGGTTGATTTATCTAAGTGATAGATTGAGGGACACATTAACGAAAAGAAGACTGATAACCACAGTATTTAAATCTGATACAGTAAGATTAGCATTGCAAAATCAATGTATAGAATCCACCAAACTGTATTATCCCAGTGATAGGGATTTCCAAGAGTTAAGTCAAAGATATCATAGAATACTCACTATGGATAGACCGGATAACAATCTTCAGACAAAATTGACTAAATATCAGGTTCAGTTGAGAAGGTTTGATGAACACAGGGAAAAGTTGGGAATCGCGCTAATCATTGAGTATATTATAACATTGAATTTCCACACAAAAATAGTTGATGGAATGATTTTTCTAGATGCAGATAAATCTTTAGCCGAAACAAGCTTAATGGACATATTTCACCCTTCTATATTAGTATTGATACCTGATTTACATGTAAAAGCTTTTGTACTTGGGGTTGATTACCTAAGAAGCAAATTATCGACAAGTATAGGAGAGATAAGAGATATATTAAATGAAATCTCTAATGATAACATAATAAATGACATAATAGCTCCTGGTTCACTCCCCAATTTGAATCATCATACTCTATTAACAGGGGATGAATTTATACCAGAGTCCGCAAAGGAATCTGATTATGAGATGGAAGACATCCCTGAAAGTGCAATGGAATCATTTGATGAAATTAAACCCCTATGTGAATTTGTCAACAAATGTGTAATAAGCGGAAGTCATCCAGCAATATTCACCAGTCCAACTGGATCTGATTCGTTCTCTGCACAATATGGATTATTCAGGATGCTTATCAGGGAAATTGATATAGATAAAAATACCAAAATATGTGATCTTACAGGAGGAAGAGGTGATTTTCAATATGTCTGCAGAGAATTGGAATTGACTGCAGATACATTTTCTAAAAATGACTCCTTTACCCGTGTATTCCACCACCCAAAAGTTGACTTCTCAAAAGATTATGACTTGACAAAGAACGAATCATTAAAATTCCTTACTAATTATCAATTCATACATATAGATATATCTTTCACAGGAGGAAATGTCCTTAATATACTAGATTTGATATTGTGGTTAGAATCAAATAACCTGGGGTACAGCATTCGAATAAATTCCATTGAATTAATAGGATATATAAGTGATTTATTGGAAGATCTGCCACCTTATAGTCATAGGTTGGCCTTCCCTGTTAGCAGAATAATGAAAAATTATCAGCTGTATCTAGTGGGAGTACCGGGGAATAGTTCATCAAACTATCAGGTAAACTCAATGAAGAAGACTGTAGCTTTCAGGGCTGTAGCATTATCATATGCAAGATTACTTAATCCATATAATAGGAGATTAAGACTGTATGACTTCGAACCCAATTCAATTTCTATATATATAGGAAATGGTGAAGGTGCCATAGCACTTTTAAAACAAGTTGCAGACAGATCTTATGAAAAAGAGAGGTTATATTACTCATCTAGATATATCACTGAGGTAGATGATGGTGAAATGATTAGCTGGGTCCCAAATGGATTTGATCCGGGGGATACACTAATTCTAGAACAATTTATGGAGAATAGGAAATTGTCATTGGGACCCAGATACAATGAATTTAATGAAAATCATCTCGGTAATGTAAGCTCATCGTCAGTGAAATATCATATTACTCATTTAAATATGTTAAAAGACCCTAATATATATAAAGTTGACACAAGGTATGATGATCTGCATGATTTTCTCCTTGAATATATGAGAATACATCATCCTATAGCGGAAGTAAGGACGAAATGCAACATAGTACTAGGAGTGAAAAAATTTAATTATACAGATTTCCTATCTGGAAGGTTGGCAGTAATAGCATCTATAAGGGAATCTAAATGGGAGGTGGGACCGAAGGACACAATCCATCAAGTAGAGGTTCAGAATGCATTGAAATTAATGATGATAAGTGCTACAAACGATGACTATATGTATGGAATAAAGTATCTATCTTCAATGATGTCATCAAATACAACCGTAAGAAAATCATATATGAGAACACTTAAATGTTACAGATTGCTTAGTACACATTACGAAATAGTACACAATCTGATATATACAGGGGGAATAACAATAAGGCAAATAGACGCAATTAAACATGACATGGAAGTCAAAGAAAGTAGGAAATTAAAGTATCGAACAGATACACATTACAAAATTGAAGACTTCCTAAATTACGACCACCAACCTGAATTAGTGGACGGTGCATTGCAAGGCCTATTTGACGATATATTGAATTGGTCCAATCATGAAATGGCAATAGAGAATGACAATTCGGATTTGAATAAGAACCAATTTGAAATAAGTGAAGCTAATTTGAAGTTTGACATAGCAATAGACGATCAAGTAAATTTGATGATAATGAGATTAGGATTATCAGAAGCAAACGAGTATGGATGGATAGACTTAAATGATGATGAACTTCCTACGAATTGGGATGAATTGTAGGCAGGCGTTATATAATCTCAGGAATGAATTATTAAAATGTAAATATATAATGGAGATTAAGGGAGTCAGTCGAAGATCCAGGAAACATGGTTAATTCTTCTGATTTTTCTTTTTTCCCTCCAAAAAAAATT